GAGAGCCGGGAGCAGGAGCTCAAAAATACATTGATCGACAAGGCTCCACCTCCAGCTAACGAAACTGCTCGCGATACCTTCGTCCGCGAAGCCCGAAGCGAAATGACATATGACGACGAGTTCGGGTGGGTTAAGACAGACGAAAACGGCGAAATCGAATACCGCGCCGGAGAGCCGGTCGGCCCCGACCAAGTGATTGCGGAGCTGGAGGACACGCACAACTTCTTGTTCGAGTCCACAACTGTTGATAACGGCTCAGACGTGAATCCCGGCAACGCCACAGGCGGACCCATGACTCAGACCAAGTTCGAGCAAGAGGTCAAGAAGGCCGCTCAAAACAAAGACTTCGAGCGCATGGAAGAGCTGGAGCAAGATGCGCGGACGGCAGGCGCAGGCACTGGAGGAAGATCTGGACGACTTTGTGCTCGGCAAGTACGACGAAGCCGGCATCGAGCTTTCCACGTCCGCAACCACAGCATCCGGTTTTGGCGACAAGATCCGAGAAGCCAAGGTTGCCCTCAGCGACAACAACGTGCCCCGCGGCGGACGCTTCATTGTTCTCAGCCCGTTTTACGCAGACCTCTTGGCTGAGGACGCTGGAGACCGCATCGAGCGGAACCGAGACATTGAGGTTGACGGATACATCGGCCGTTACCAAGGATTCGATGTGTTCGAGACCACAGGCATTCAGGAGACTGGAAGCGCCCCTGGCAAGCAACACCTCATGTTCGGACACCGCGAAGCCGTCACGCTTGCTGTTCAGATGAACGAAGTTGCGCTTGTGGCCAACGCCGAGCAAGCCACCTTCCACGGCGACGTGCTCAAGGCACTTGCTGTGTACGGATCCAAGACGTTCCTCCCGAACGCACTTGGCGACCTCGAAGCTGACGTCCCGGCGTAACACAGCTGATTGAATTTTTGCGTCTGGTCGGGGGCTTCGTCGGGAAGCTCTCGGCTGGGCGCATATTAGTATCTGGATATGCCTCAGATTCTCTCCCCATCATATTACGGCGACCTGCTCAGCGACGCCATCCGCGACCGATCGGACCTCGACGAGATCGTCGAAAAGGCCGAATACTACGTTGTGGATCGCTACCGTGCTCACAGCAGGACCACGTATGGTCTTCGGTTCGCAGGCCATCCGTTTCCGGTGATGCTGGACGGATGGGCAGAAACCGACAACGGCAACCCCGACACTGGCGCCATGCCTCAGGACTTGGTTCGGAGGCTCCGCATTGTGATTGCGGACGTTGTGGCGTGGAGAATCAAGCTGGAGCAGCAAGAGGGCATGGAGAGCATTTCGCAAGGCTCCGAGTCCGTTTCGTTTTCAGAACTCGACCAACTTCCGTCGCGGCTGTTCAGGCCGCTGGACAAGTATGATGACAGCGAACCCTTTTCAGGGTACTGGTAATGATTGACCGAAGATATTTCGACCGGCTTTACGACGCCGAGGTGGAGGTGAAACGAAGCCAGGGCAATAGAGGACCGGACGGTTGGACAGAAACAGAAGAGTCCACGGTCTTGCTTTGCAAGGGCAATTTGCAGAGCCAGGGCCGAGAGCTTCGGGAACGCGCTGCTTATTTCGACGCCGGAGACGTGATGGCGTATTGCTCAAAGTCCGTTGCCGCAGTCCGGCCATCGGACACAGTTATTATCCGGCAAGGCAGCCACACCATCGAAGGAGTGGTTGAGCAAGTGATGACAGACGACGCCAGCCTCCTTATCTCACGATGATCGACGACAACGCTTCCGACGTTTCGGACTGGTTCGAGGCAGAGTTGGACGAGTTGGAAGAAGGCGTCGAGAAGATGCAAGAACAGGCTGTAACGGACACAAAGAAGGCAGCCTTGTCCAAGGTACCTGTGGAAACCGGACGCCTTAGAGACGACATCTCAGCGTCTGAGAACAGCGTTTACAACACTCTCGACTATGCGCCTCACGTTGGGTTGGGAACGGTTCGCTTCGACGGCACCGATTACCTCTACGGCCCAGCAAACGAGGCCATCACGAAAGCACTCAAAGACTTGGCGTCATGACACTCATTCAAGGACCGCTTCGGAGAGCCGTAGCAGAAGCACTTTCCGTGCTCGACGTTCCGGTTGTGGTTCAGAAACAGAGCGAGGCCTCGGAGCCCAACGCTCCGTTTGTCATGGTGGAAACGCCGACAGCAACCGCACGAGGCGATATCAAACAAGATACGGGGTACGAGCTGACGCAAACAGTTCGGGTTCACACCCGCTACCCGAAAGGCAAAGCCGACCTCTCCAAGCGAGAGCAGTTGGCTGAAGCCGCCAAACAGGCGCTGGATCCATTTCCAGAACCCGATGGCCACAACGTTGTGGTTGTCCCCAAAACTCCAGATACGCAGCCGGTCAGTTATGAAGCCGGAGGACAGCAAGCATTCGATCTTCTTCTACAGTTCAATCTGTGGACACAAACACTTTAACATTACCTAAAACATGGCATCTATTCCAGCAATCAACATGCTGATCGCTCAGGGCTCGACGGCAATCACCGCGCAGTCCGGTGCAACGCTTTCTGTTAGCAACGAGCTGGCAGAAGCGATTGTGAAGAACACCAACTTTACCGTTCAAAATAGCGGCGACCAAGACTGGACTCTTTCCCACGAAGGCCAAATCACAAAAGACACAGGCAAACACGCGCTAGCCAACGGCGAGGCCAGCTTGAAGATCAAGCCGGATTCAACGCTTGAAATTCTCCCCGGCCTTCAGTCCATCACGCTTTCGATGGAGCAAGAGCTGAACGAGACGCCTCCAGGCATCGACGAGGCCAACGGTTGGAAGAATTATGTTCCGCTTCGCCGGAGCTGGACCGTGGAGGCAGAGGGGCATTATTACGACCCCGCCAACGAGTCCGTTTACGAATCGCTTCACGCGGCCCGAGACAACGGCAACGTGCTTGAAGCTGAGGTCAACTTGTTCAACCTCACGTTTGCAGGCGACCTTGCCGCGGACGGAATGGAGTTGGAAGCGGGCACCGACGACAACGCAATGTATAGCCTGTCTTTCGCAGGATCTGATACGCTCACCAAATCGGGAACGCCAGAGTCCACGATCGGAAGTCTTCTCGACCTCTACTTCAACCAGTCTTCCGCTAACGTCGCTCTTCAGCACAGGAAGAACGGAAGCGTTGTCGCAAGTTCCACGGAGTGGACAGGCAGTGCATACATCAACAGCATGGAGATCGAGATTGCTCGCAGCGAGTTTCCAACCGTTTCCGCCGAATACCGAGGCGATGGCGCACTCAACCGTAACACCACCTCCGCTTAACTCATGGGATTCTTTTACGACGACTTAACGGAGCACCCCGACGCGCTTGTTCTGGAGATTGCAGGCAAGGAAGTGAACTGGTTGCTCAACAAACAAGCGTTCGAAGAAGCAGACAGCGAAGGCGTCAACCTCCAGCAGTTCGACGACGTGGAGGAAGACGACGTTCAAGGCAACTTGGACGCTTTGGCTGCGCTCATTTACATCGGAACGCTTCCCTTCGACAAAGGCCCGGAGCTGGAAGAACTGGATGAAGTCATCACGCCACGAGTGGCCGGCGAAGTCGGCCCCAAGGTGATGGCTCAGTTCCAGGGGCTCACGGACGAGCAAGTTGAAGCCGCAGTGGGAAAAGAGTAGGCGGCGGCCAAGCCACTTCAATTTTCAACTTGGATCTGTTGGAGTGGGAACGCTTCGGCTACAGGCAGCAGCTATCAAGGCTGGAAATCGAGCAGATGAGCCTGCGGGAGTATGTGCTCCGCCAGCAGGCTCATACTCGTAGTAATATGGAAACCCTGCGCCTGGAAACGCTGCCTGTGGTCAATGCCTGGGTTGAGGACGACGTGAAGGTTGAAGACTTCTTCGGCAACGCTGCCACCACCGAGCAAGACAGGGAAGAGCTTCGAGAGTTCACCGACGACCTCAAAGACAGCGAGTTTGGCAAAGACCTGGACTGGAGCTTGGTGGACGAGCAACTGAACGAACCCGAAACTGAATCAGAATAGTGCCGGAAAAGACATTTGCAGTCAACTTTGAGACCTCCGGTTTCCGCAAGGCATCCAAACAAATGGACGCCATCGGCGATGAAGCCGACGAAAGCGGAAGCCAACTCGCCAGTGCTGGAGCCGCAGGCAAAAAAGCGCTTGCTGGCATTGCCACAGCCGTGACTGGTGCCGTGGCAGGCATGGGCGCCCTCATTTCCAAAACCGCCGAGTACGCAAAACAGGTGGACCAAGCCGCAAGCCAAAGCGGCATGGCTGTCGAAGACATTCAGGAGATCGCGTATGTGGCGAAGCAGGTATCGGGCACGAGCTTCGACACTGTGCGTGACGGCTTGAAAGAGCTAGCCATCCGAAGCCAGGAAGCAGCCATGGGAAGTGGCGAGGCCAAGGAAGCGTTCGATCAGTTGGGCATTAGCCAGCAGTTCTTGAAGCAGTCCGACACGTCAGAGGTTTTTCGTCGCGTCCGCTCCGAGCTTTCGCAAGCCACCCCGCAGATGCGCACGTTTGCATCCGAAGCCATCTTTGGAGGCGAGGCCGGGGAAAAGCTGACTGAGGTTCTTGGCCTCACAGAGGCGCAGATGAAGTCTCTAAGAGGCGAGGCCGAACAGTCTGGCCAAGTGCTAAGCCAAAGCCAAGTTTCCGCTCTGGAGCGAACTAGAGAGTCCTGGACGCGGCTCACGCAGTCGGTGTCGGGCTTCGCAAGGCAAATTGCCGCTGGCCTTGCACCTGTTCTGAATAGCAAGGTGATTCCCGGCCTGAGGTCGATGGCCAAGAGCCTCACGGAAACAATCCGTGCCTTGATGAACCTCAGCGACACCACGAAGGGAGTCATTGCCATCATCACTGGACTTACCGCAGCGCTTGTTGTTGGCCAGTGGGCACAGGCAGCAATCAGCATCGCCAAAATAACGTCTGCGCTTTCCAAGCTTCGCGCTGTTGCAGCCACCACGTGGGCAACAATGACTGGCCCGGTCGCCGCAACCATTGCTGCCGTTGCCGGATTGGCAGCCGTTGCTTACTTGGTTTATGATAACTGGGGTTCTCTCGGCGACTTCTTTAGCGACCTCTTTACTTCAATAGAAGATGCCGCGAACGCGTTTGCCGATATTATCAAAAGTGCGTTCAAGCTCATGTGGCTGCAAATCAAAAGGCTGTTTTACAGCGGCCTAAACGGTATCATTGACGCCATCAACGCTGCTGCTCAAGCCGTTGGTATGGACAAGATGTTTGACAACGTGGATGGTGGCCCAGCTCAAGAAGAAATTGACAAGGTAAAAGCTGCAGGTAACGAGGCAGCGGCGCAGCTGGGAGATGCCTTTGCCGATATTGGCGGGCAATTGGCTGGAGGCATGTCCGATGCCTGGGACGAGATTGTTGCCGAGTCCAAGAAAGGTTTGGACGCTTTGGGTGGCATGTTCAGTTTTGACGTGGGCGCAACAGCTAGCAGCGAAGGCGCCGCTGAAGGCACCGCTAATGGTGGAGCCGGCGGATCTGACGGCAGCGGAAGCGACCCCGTTGCACAAAAGGCGTCTAAGGCGCAGGTTCAGGGCACGGAGTCGCTGGGTTACATGGAACGGCTTCTGAAAAAGCAGAAGCAGGTCCGCAACGCCGCCCTAATCAGCAGCCGCCAGATTGGAGCCACGGTTCAGGGAGCCATCGGCGGCATCAGCAGGCAGATGGGCAACTTCGTAACCAGCCTGTGGAGCGCCGAAGAAGGCTTTCAGTCCATCGGAGACGCCGCCAAGAGCTTTGGCAAAGCGTTCATGGGCATCCTCAAAAGTGTCATCAAACAGTTGATTACAGCCATTGCCAAAATGGCGATCATGAAAGGAATCATGTCTGTGTTCAGTATTGGCACAGGTGGATTTGCTGGAGGCCTTTTGGGCGTTGGTGGTGGCGGTGGTGTCATTCCGTTTGCTGACGGAGGCATTGTCACTGGCCCCACCAACGCTTTGATCGGTGAGGCTGGACCAGAGGCAGTGATCCCTCTAAATAAACTTGATCAGTTCATGGGAGGCGGCCAGCACGTTACTGTCTCCGTCAAAGACCAAGTTATCCGAGGACAAGACATTCACACGTCGTACCACGTCAGCCAGCGCAATCAGCGCAGGCGTGGCCACGCAAGCAGATAATCGAAGCAAGACCCTATATGTCATACAGCACGAAGTATCGCTTAGAGTGGGCCTCTCCGGTCGAGAAGAACCGCATCGACATCGAGCTCGATGGGTACACCGGCTTCGTGACGGAGCTGAACGCGGGCGGCGCTTGTCCCTTTGAGGTTGAGTGGGGACAGCGCGGCCGGCCGGAGCTCTATCTCCCCTTGATGGTCTCGTCTGCCCGACTCCGCATAAAGGGCGACTCGACCGGCCAGCTCCTAGAGGAGGTCTTCGGCGCCGGCGACACGACCTACCGCGTCCGGCACT